GATATACGACCTGACCGACGACGACTTCCTGGCCGGCGCGAACAGCAGCTACCAGTCGCCGGTCATCGTCTCGATCAAGGCGGTCTCTGACATCTACAACGACGTCAAGATCCAGTACCTGGACCGGAACTTCAACTACGCCGGGGCGGCCGGCACGACGCCGGACTACAACCCGACCGTGGTCGAGGTGAAGGACGACGCGTCCATCCAGCAGTACTCGCTGCGCGCCAGGGACACCAAGCAGCTATCCCTGTTCTGCTACGGGCCGGCCGCGCAGCAGTGCGCGCTGCTCCAACTCGGCCGTGAGCAGGTCATCACCACCTACCAGGTCGAGCTTGGTGCCAAGTTCGTGCTCCTGGAGCCGATGGACCTGGTGACGATCACGGACCCCGTGCTGGGGTTGAACCGCAAGCTCGTGCGCATCAAGGAGATCACCGAGAACCAGGACTACACGCTGACGCTGACGTGCGAGGACATGCTCATCGGCTCGGCGTCGGCGCCGCTGTTCGGGGCGCAGGCGGGGTCGGGCTTCGTCCTCAACAGCAACATCGACCCCGGACTGACCCTGCAGCCGTTCTTCTTCGAGCCGACGGACCAACTCGCCGGCGGCCTCGAGGTCTGGATGGCCGTCACCGGGGTGAACCTCCAGACGTGGGGCGGGGCCAACGTCTACGTCAGCTACGACGGGGTGAACTACCAGTTCTCCGGCCAGCAGCTTGGACCGGCGCGGATGGGAGTGACGACCGCGGTCCTCCCGGCCGTGCTCCAGGCGACGACGCCGCCGACGATCGACACGTCCAGCACGCTGTCCGTCGACCTTGCCGAGAGCGGCTCGCAGCTGATGTCGGCCACCCAGGCCGACCTGCTGGGGTTCGCCACCCTCTGCTACGTCGGCGGCGAGTTCCTGGCGTACCGCGACGCCACGCCGACGGGCGCGAACTCGTACAACCTCACGACGTTGAACCGCGCCGGCTACGGGACGACGCCGCAGGTTGTCCCGGCGGGCTCGACGCTCGTGCGCATCGACGCCGGGGTGTTCCGCATCCCGTTCACGCCGGACCGCATCGGGCAGACTCTGTTCATCAAGCTAGTGAACTTCAACCACTACGGGGCAGGGCCGCAGACGCAGGCGAGCGTGTCGCCGTACGCCTACACGATCCTGGGGACTGCGCTCACGTCGCCGCTCCCGGACGTGCAGAACTTCACGACGAACTACCAATCGAACATCACGCTGTTCGCCTGGGACGAGATCGTCGACTTCCGCAACCCGATCGACTACGAGATCCGCAAGGGACAGGACTGGGAATCGGCGCTCATCATCGGCCGCTACCTCCACCCGAACGTTCCAGCGATCGGGCTGACGCCGCAGCCGACGGCCTACCTGATAAAGGCGCACTGCCAGCCGCTCCCCGGGCTCGACGTGTACTCCGCCGACGCGGCGGCGATCGAGATCGCCGGGGCCGTGATCCCGCTCAACATCGTCAAGAGCTGGGACGAGTTCTCGATCTCAACCGGCGTCCTGCCGGGAACCTTCAGCGGGAACGCCTACGACAACGGGGGCGTCATCGAGACGTTCGGCTCCGGCGACTTCTACGCCGTGCCAGACATCTACACGCTCATCGACTGGTACAACTTCCAGTTCGGCGCGACGACGAGCGACGTCTACGCGATCCCCGACGTGTACCTGGTCTCGGACTTCTACTTCTTCAGCTCGTCGAACGTGGTGTTCGGCACCTACACGGCCCCGACGTCCCACGTCATCGACGTCGGGCGCTCCGTGGGATGCCTCATCGACGCCACGTGGACGGCCGAGGGGTTCCCGAGCTCCCAGAACATCTTCGACTGGACCGACATCTTCAGCATAACCGACATCTTCGGGTCGGCGTCGAACGCGTTCATCAAGGCGTGGCCGAACATCAACGTGTCGTCGGACGGGGTGTTCGACGGCGACGTGTTCGCCATCGTCGACGTGTACTCAGTACAGGACATCTGGGCCTCAAGCTCGACGTCCACCGGCTGGCAGAAGTACAGGGCCGGGTTCTACATCGGCAAGGCGTTCTGGATGCAGATGTACGTCGAGTCGGACGACCCCAACACCATCGCCTCGGTCAGCGCGTTCTCGTACGCCGTGCACATCCCGACGAGGATCGACCACTACATCGGGGAGTCCATCACGGCGGGCGGGATCACGATCACGTTCACGCCGGACGGGTCGCTGACCGCTGCGGCGTTCAACGGCGGCCCCGGCGGCGGACCGTCCGTGCCCGGCCTCCCGGTGTGGCAGGCGACGATCACCAACGAGCAGGCCGGGGACATCCTCATGGTTTCCAGCCTTTCCTTGTCGTCTGCCTTCGTTAAGGTTACGAACGGCGTCGACGTCACCAGGACGGTCAACATCGAGTTCGCGGGGTACTGATGTCCCAAGGTGCGTATAATGTGCCAACTGGCGGCTCCATCTCGATGGTGGCCTTCTCCGCGCTCATGAACGCGGCCTACGACGCGCTGGCGACGAACAGTTCCGGCGCGTCCTCGCCGGCCAACGGACCCGGCAGCGCGCCGCTGGAGTTCCAGTCTTGGTTCGACACGACCGACGTCAACTTGCCGGTGTTCAGGTTCTTCGATGGCGTCAGCTGGGACAGGATCGGGACGCTCGACGTCGTCAACTCGAACTGGCTCCCGCAACTCGGCGGCGGCGTCGCCACGCTGCCGTCGGCGTCGACCACCAACATCGGGGCGCAGCCTCAGACCTTCATCACCGTCAGCGGAACCACGACCATCAACAGCTTCGGATCTGCCGCGAAGACCGGCGAGATGAAGCTCGTCAACTCCAGCGGCACCTTCACGATCGCCAACTCCGCGTCCATCTTGTGCCCAAACGGGGTCAACTTGAGCATCGCTGTTGGTGACGCGTTCTTCGCCGTCTACAAGGGCGGCGGGGTGTGGGCCATCGTCGAGTACGTGCCGGCCAACTCATCTCCCCAAGTCCCGTACTCTGGCGGTGTATGGACCAACGGTTCCCCGGTGGCGACCGTCAGCAGGCTGGACAGGCTCCTCGTCGGAACGTCGGCAGTCAACAGTGGTGATTCGCCCACGACGACGAAGGACTGGCTGGAAACCCTGATAGCGAACACCACGACGTTCGCGCAACTTGCCGGGATAACCCCAAAGAGTGGGATCGGAACGCTGGGCGGTGCCCGCACGAGCGACACCGCGAGTGGCTCGAACGCGATCGGGGTCGGCGGGTTCGTCAACAATGACAGCGGCGGCGTCAACCAGCGTGGATATGCCTTATACGGGGAGGCTTGGCACAACAACGCCACGGCGCGCTTCACCACGGCGCTCGAGTTGGACATCGTCAACAAGATCACTCCCGTCGTGACGATCGACCCGTGGAACGTTGACCCGGGTTCACAGACCGCTGCTTTGTGGCTAGCGTCCGGCGGCTCCAGGGCCGGAGTACATCCGGCGTCAGCCGCTCATGTGATCCTGGCCAACGGCACCACCTTCGACAAGGGGATCGTCATCCAAGAAGGGGCACTCACCTCATCGACAGGCATAGCGCTTGCCCTCCCGACGGGATACCAGATCGGGTGGTACGTCTCTGCCGGGGTCTTGGGGTCAACCATCCAGGCGACCATTAACGGGATAGCACTGAGCAAGGTGCTGACAGCCGGCAACGGTACCGTCGGCCCGATGACCATGGGGTCGGCGGGACCAGCCGGAGCGAACGCCGGGGTCCAGGAATGGATGGTGGTCACGAGCAATGCCGGTGTGACCAGGTACATCCCACTCTTTTGAGGTGAACGAATTGAACATCCAGGAAGAACCCAGCGACGACAAACTGCTCGTCGCCATCTATCAGCAGCAACTTCACGCCGCGCTGCATGCCATAGCCTTGACCGAGGTCAAGAACCTGAGGCAGGGGCAACGGATTTCGATGCTGGAAAAGCAGGTCTCAGACCTGCTTGCCGCGCATCGAGAAGAAACAGCAGTCAGCCAGGAGTAGGCCAATGTCGCAGTCCGCCGTCATCCTTCCCGGCTCCCCGCTCGCCGGCAGCGCCATGGTCGGCGACATCAACGCCGCGTGGGCTGCGATCATCAGCAAGTTCTCCGGCGTCACAGCGCCGACGCTCGGCCCCGGCGCCAGCGGGGCGCTCGTCGAGGGCCAGTGGTGGCTGGACACGTCAGTGTCCCCGAACATCTTGAGGGTCTACGACGGGTCGACGTGGTGCGCACTGCTGATCATCGACCCGACCAGCCACTTCACCCAACCACCTCAGTCGTGGCGCAACGTCCTGAACGACAACGGCAGCTTCGAGGTCTGGCAGCGCGGGGCGGGGGCGTCGGCGTCCATCGCCGTCGGCGCGTCGACCACGGCCTACACCGCTGACCGCTGGTACGTCATCACGGGCGCGAACCAGGCGTCCGTGATCGCCGCCGTGACGGGGCTGTCAGCACAGTCCAACCTCGCGGCGAAGGTGCAGCGCAACAACGCCCAGACGGGGGTCACCGCGTACACGTTCGGCTTCCCCCTCGACACTGACGAGGTGGTCAGGATGAGGGGCAGCAAGGTGTCGCTCAGCGCCCTCTTCAAGGCGGGGGCGAACTGGTCGCCCACGGCCGGCACGATAACCATGACGCTCTACGTCGGCACCGGGGCTGTCGCCAAGCGCGGCGGGGGCTTCACAGGCGAGACGAACGTGCTCTCCGTCTCCACCAACGTCGCGCCGAGCGCGTCGACAGGCAACAGCGGCACGAGCACCTCGACGGTCCCGGCGAACGCGACCCAGGGCGAGGTGCAGTTCTCGTGGACCCCGGTCGGGACGGCTGGCGCGGACGACTCGATCACGATAGACGACGTGATGCTGGAGACGACTCCATTCCCGAGCCCGACGTTCGAGCGCATCCCGTTCGACTTGATGCTGGTGAGGTGCCAGAGGCACTTCTACAAGTCGTTCCTCTACGGGACAGCGCCGGTGCAGAACGCGGGCGTGAGCACGGGGGAAATACAGGCCATCGTCGGCAAAGCCGGTAATTTGACCGCGCTAGCTGTGATCATCCCGGTTAGATTTCCGATCGTCATGAGAACGAC